GAACAGGGCGGCGGGGTTTGAAACGATCACGACCAACATAGCTCCGCAGTTGGTGCGCAACGACACGATGGAGGGCCGGGATTTTCTGGTTGCGCCGATGGTTATGCTGGTTGAGGGGGTGGTTCCGGGATCACAGGGACCGCTTTACTATCCCGGCGATGAGCTGGCGGATACGCCGGAGGTCTGGAATCACAAGCCCGTTGTGGTGTATCACCCGACAATGAATGGGCAGGGTGTGAGCGCATGCGATCCGGACATTTTGACGCAGCATAAGGTAGGGGTAATCATGAATGCCCGATACGCGGATGGGCGGTTGACCGCCGAAGCGTGGCTTGAGGAATCAAGGATTGAGGCAGTGGATCCGCGAATTGGGGAGGCGATCCAAAACAACAGGATGATGGAGCTTTCGACCGGCTTATTCGTGGATAACCAAGAAGCGGAAGGGGAGTTCGGAGGGAAAAAGTATTCTGCTATTGCCCGGAATTATCGCCCGGACCACCTTGCCTTGTTGCCGGACAAGATTGGGGCATGCTCAATTGCGGATGGCGCGGGATTCCTCCGCAACGAACTGGCGATGAACGTCGAACTGGATGAGAAGGTGCGGGCGATTGTTTCGCGCAAGGCCGTGGAACTGGCGTTGCCGTATGTGCGGATCAACGAGTTGTCGCACGACATGGTCAGGATGGAGCTACGAACCGCTTTGTTGAGCCGTTTTGGGGAAAAAACCGAGCTATGGATTGAGGATGTTTACGAGACATATCTTATTTATGAGCTTGGGCTAAAGCTGTATCGGATTGGCTATGGCATGGTGGACGGGAAGCCGCAGTTGTCGGATGCAGACCCGGTGGAGGTCGTCCGCAAGCAAATTTACGAAGTAAAAGGCAGCAGCGAGGCTCCTGCCGCGAACAACAAAATCACAAACAATAATGATATGAGCAAGAAAGAGATCGTGGATAAGCTGATTGCCAACAAGGGCTGGGCGGAGGAAGACCGGGAGCATTTGTCTGGCAAGGACGAGGAGTTTCTGGCGGGCCTGCTGGGCAACGACGAAGCACCTGTAGATCCGGTGAACAACGAGAAACCGGATGCCGCTCCAGAGGCAAAACCCGCTACTCCCGTGAGCGCGGACGAGTATATTGCCAACGCGCCCGAGGGAATCCGGGAAGTGTTGAGTGAGGGGATGCAGGCCCAGAAAGCGGAACGGGCAAGGCTGGTCGGTGTCATCACGGGGAACGAGCGCAACCCGTTCAGCAAGGAGGATTTGGCGAAGCGATCGTTGGCGGATTTGCGCGGGATCGCGGCGTTTGCCGCTCCGGTCAAGAACGACTCCGAAAACGCCCGTTACGACGGAAACGGCGATGTGGTGGCAAACACGGGCGACGAAGAGCCGCTTGGGTTGCCAGTGCTGAATTTCGGGGAATAACCCCAAAAATTAACCTGAGAAAGAGGAATAAAAATGGCTAATCGAATTGTACTGGTCGGCAACGGGCGTAACGTGGAACACACGGCATCCGCTGCATTGACACCCGGACACCTTCTGGAGCTGCTTTCTACGAACAAGGTGAGGAAGCATTCGAGCGCAGGGGGTAACGCCGAGCTTATGTTTGCGCAGGAGGATGCGCTTCAGGGCAAGGACATTACTGATGCCTACGAGGCGGATACGCCTGTCAACGCCTATATCGGGCAACCCGGCGACGAGATCTATGCGATTTTGAAAGCTGGCGAAAACGTGGCGATTGGAGATTTGCTGATTTCCGGTGGCGATGGGACGTTGATCGAAAACGGGTCTGAGGCGTCTGGCGTAACGGTCAAGAAGATCATTGCGGTGGCGCTGGAGGCGAAGAATCTGTCAGCATCCGGCGCGACTGCGGCTAATTTGGCGGTCAGGCTGCTGTAACCCGGATAAACCGGAACACTTAACAAAAGAAAAAGAGAGGATTGAAAATGGACTTCTTCCTAAACGGACAAGCCAATGGGGATGTTGCCTCGCAGCTGATGCAGGCTAACTTTGACCCGTCCGCGCTGCGCCCTTTTGTCGGCAACGACGGGCGGCAGTATGTGGACATGGAGAAGAATGGCTCGCGTGTTGCGGTGCCTGTTCACAACGCGAACGCCACGCTCCGCAAGGATGAGTGGAAGACGCTTGATACGGCGATCGTGAAGGCCGCGAAGCCCCGGTTGCGGGTTGTGGCTGATCTACGTGCTGCTGGGCTGACTTACACAATCCCGAACGGGATGGGCAAGACGGTGTTGCAGACCGAGGCGCAAAGCGACATCACCGATGCGGTGACGAGCATGGACGGGCTGCATCAAGGGCAGGCGGATCGCCCGGTCTATTCGCTGACCAACCTGCCGCTGCCGATTATCCACAAGGACTTCTTCTTTTCCGCGCGTCAGGTTATGACGAGCCGGAATGGGGGATCGCCGCTGGATACTACGACTGCGGAATTGGCAGCGCGAAAGGTAGCAGAAGGAGCCGAAAAGCTGGCTCTTGGGGTGGCGTCTGAGTATGTGTTTGGCGGGGGGACGATCTACGGTCTCGCCAACTTTACCAGTCGGCTGACCAAGAGCATGACCCTTCCGACTGCGTCTGCGTGGACCGGTAAGACGGTGGTGACGGAGATTCTGCAAATGAAGCAGCAGTCAATGAATGCCTACCATTACGGGCCGTGGGTGCTGTACACCAGTCCTAGCTGGGATCAGTATCTCGACGAGGATTATTCTTCGGCCAAAGGCGACAACACGGTGCGCGAGCGCATTGCGAAGATCGAGGGCATTCAAGCGGTGCGGACGGCTGATTACCTGACTGACTACCAGATGATTCTGGTTCAGCAGACTTCGGACGTTGTGCGGGAGGTCATCGGCATGGACATTACAACCGTCCAGTGGCCCAGCCAAGGGGGCATGCAGATCAACTTCAAGGTCATGGCAATTCTGGTTCCGCAGGTTCGTGCGGATCACAACGGGAAGACCGGGATTGTGCATGGCACTGCGGCGTAAAGGTGGTTCCTAGCGATAGTGTAGTGATAGGGTGATGGGATGGCAGGGAGGGGGATTCAACGGCCTTTGGATCCCCCTCCCATTTTAACCACAAACAGAAGAAACCAATGCCAAGATACAAAGTAAGGGGTGGAGAGCACGATCATTATGGGAAGGTTTACGGTCCCGGCGAGATTGTGGAAACCGAGCTGCCGTTGGATGAGATGTTTCGGGGGAAATTTGAAAAGCTGCCCGAAGCTCCGAAACGGGTTGAGCCGCAAGAAATAGCGGTTCCCAGCCCGGAGGTTGTTGATTCCGATGAGCGCGGGGAGGACGTAACGCACAAGCTCGAGATCCCTGACGGGGTGGACCTGCTTGTTTTCCGCAAGAACAACGAGTATTTCGTTTATGACGAGGACGGGCTAATTCCATCGGCAGAGGTCAGGCTCACCAGCAAGGCGAAAACCGAAGCGTTTATCATGCAAATTTTCGGCTGACAGGGGTTTCGATGAAATGGGGTGGCGAGAAAATCTGGTCCGGAGAAGTCGCCTATGTGATAGGTGGCGGGCCGTCCTTGAAGGATTTCGACTGGGAGATGTTGAGGGGGAAGCGGACGATTGGTTGCAATTCGGCGTACAAGCTGGGGAGCGATCTTTGCGAAGTGCTTTTTTTCGGTGACGTTCTCTGGTTTGAACGGAACAAGGATGATGTTTTGCGGAATTACAAAGGACGGATTTTCTCGTCATTGCCCAACATCGTTGCGAGCAATCACCCGCGTTTATGGGGTTTGCCGCGAAAGAAGCTGGGAGCAGGGGAGCAGGAAATTGGATGGAACGGCAATAGCGGATTCAGTGCGGTAAACCTAGCTGCGATATTCGGTGCGCGGAAAATCTATCTATTGGGGTTTGACATGGCGCTGGGACCGAACGGGGAGAACAATTATCACAATGACACGGTGTTTCCCGAGGGAAATGGCTGCGCTGTTCCCGGAAACCGTGCTCATCAATCTGAACCCTGATAGCAAGTTGACGGCATGGCGGAAATTGCCGCGAGAAGCGGGTTTCGTGGAAACCGGGGGTGACATATGGGATGAGCCGGGAAAAGACGCTGAGGACGAAGCAGGGCATACCGGGGACGAATTTGAAGAGTTCTTTGAGGAAGCGGAATTGACGGAGGCATGAAATGGCGCGAACGAGTGCAATAAAGGTCGAAGGAATTATTGAGGTCGAGGAAACGATCGACCTTGCGCCTTTCATTGAAGTCGCGGGATCTCTGGTGACGGAATGCTGCGGTGGATCCGGGTATACCTCAGGGATGCGCGACCGCAGCTGGTGAAGAGCGTCTCCGAGCGGGCGGTATTTCTCAATCGCCTGGGGCGCCGGCTCTCCCGCAAAGGGATGTGGAAGCGGTTTCATGCTGCTTGATACGGCGGGGGGTCTGGCGGCATTGCAGAAGCGGACGCAAACCGGTGGAGCCAGAACGATCGGGGTTGTTTGGGCCGGAACGGACAGGAGCAGGGAATGAGCGTAATCAGCAAAGTCCGGAGGCAAAAGGCGGTCTGGTGGAAGAGAAGCACGGCGTTTAGCCGCACCGGGGAGCCGACATTTGAAGCGGCTGTGGTCATAGATTGTCGCTGGGAAAGTAAGCAGGAAGAGGTCTTGCTAAACAACGGGCAAACGGTGGTGGCGAAACACGTGGTTTACGTGGACCGGGAATTGTCGGTTGGGGATTTGCTGCATCTCGGCGCGGTGGATCCTGTCGGGTCCGGTTGGGTTGTGTCTGCGGGTCCGGGGATTTACCCTGTGCAGCAGGTGGCGGCGATCCCGAATTTTAAGAATACGGAAACCTTGCACATGGCATATCTGTAATGGCAGTAATCCGGCAGGACATTGGGCTGAAAAGAGTCTTGGCGAACATGCAGAAAGCCAAGGTGAAGACTGAACTTGGGCTGAGGGCTGGGCTATTGGCCGGAGCGTTGTATGTGCAGCGAGAAAGCCAGCTGCGAGTCCCTGTGGACACAGGCAATTTAAAGGGTAGTGCATTCACGAGATTCGATCCGATAGGAGGGAAACCAAGTTACATTATCGGCTACACAGCAGCATATGCGGTATATGTGCACGAATCTTTGGGCATGAAGCTTGCCGGAGAACCGCGCAAGCCAAGGTACATTGCTGGCGACAAGGTTGGAGGGAAGGGCAGGTATTGGGATCCGCAGGGACGGGCTGGACCGAAATTTCTGGAGAATGTAGTCCGAGAGGACAAGGACAAGATCCGGGAAATAGTGGTGCGATGGGTGAAACGATTGGGAGGGGACAGTGCTCGGGTATCCGCATAGCGTGGTGTTGCAGCAGAGGCTGGTTGACCTCGGGTTGGTGGTTCTGCCCGGAGAGGCAGGAGGCTGGCCTTGTTTTGCGGGGAAACTCCCTGATGACCCGGACGCGATGCCGAATGACATCGTGGCGATATTCGACACCGCGCCGATTATCCACACCCGCGAAATGCGTTCCGGGGAGTATCATGTGCGGCTGGGCAACCAGATACAGGTGCGCAGCGCGAACTATTTGACGGGGTGGCTGATGGCGAAGATCGTGGTAGCAGCTCTGCTGGGGACGTACCGCCAACAGGTGATTATTGATAGTGTAGGATTTTTCGTCCAAAGCGTCTCGCTTGCGACTGGTATTGCGCCGATAGGATTTGACGATACCGGGAGGCGGCACGTTTTGGCTTACAACGTAACATCAACAATAACAGGAGAATAACAATGGCTTATCTAACAGACGGATTCAAGGCACTGATTCAGTTCGCCGATTATCCCACCGTGAAATTCAAGGAAGTGACCGTGACGCCGCCGTCAATGATTGGTGGTGGCGAGAATGATTTCACGAACATGCGCAACGAGGAATTTCGGACGAAGAACCCGAAAAAGCTCAAGAGCATGGGGAACATGTCGTTCACGGCGCATTATGATCCGCAGGTTTACGACAGCGGACAGGTGTTTGAGATGATTAACGTCAACCAGCTCATTTCGGTGATTTTCCCGGATGGATCGGCAGCGAGCTTTTGGGGCTGGCTGGACGAGTTCACGCCGAACGAAATGACGGAAGGGGCACCGCCTACCGCCTCGGGGACGATCATCGCCTCCAACCTCAATGCGAGCGGAGAGGAAACCGCACCGGTCTACTTCGAAAGCTCGGCCAGCGGAAGCCCGGCATCTTGATAACCGATAACAAACCAACACAAGGAGAAGCGTAGGATGAAACTGAAAGCATTCCTAAAGACCGAAACGGTCGAAATCGAGGACCAGAACGGCGAGGTAACTGTCTACACTGTCCGGGAGCTTTCCGGGGCGGAGCGGGAAAAGTATCTTGATACGGTCAACGCGAGAATGAAGTTTGAGGACGGAAAGCCAGTCGGCTTCACTTCATACGAGGGCAGTTACACGAAGCTGGTGTCGATGTGCATGGTCGATGATGACGGGAAGAAGGTGAACCCGGAAACCGTCAAGAACTGGCCGCAATCAACGGTTGAGGAACTGTTTCGTCTTGCGCAGCGGTTAAGCGGGCTGGATTTGAGGGCTGAGGAAGAGGCAAAAAACGACTGACTGGAGAGCGATTGAAATGGTTTCGGATCGCAAAGGAGGTAACGCACAGCTCGGTGGCAATGGCGCAAGAGTCGATGTCATCAACGGAGTTTCTGGAATGGAATGCCTACCTCGACCGGGAACCAAACCATTTCAACGCTCTCCATTTTTATTTGGCGCAGATAGCGCGGGAAGTTCGCATGGCGGCGTTCGGAAACAAAAAGGCGTACAGCCTGAAGGACTTTCTGCTGGAATTTGGCGGAGGGAAGAATGTGCCGCATTCAGGCAACACGAAGGCGGCGGTGTTGGGCTGGCTTGGCCTAAGCGAGGAGGGCGCGAAAGATAACTGATGGTTCCGGGTGGGACAGATTTGGGCGCATTGGTGGTCCGGCTGCAAGCGGAGACGGCGCAGTTCCATCGTGCCCTTGCGACTGCTGAGGTAAGCGCCAAGCGAACCAGCGGGAATCTGGTGGGGATGTTTGCGAAGGCAGCTACCGGGATGGGGCTTGCATTGACCGGGGTCAGCGCGATTGCGGTTAGGCAGTATGGCGAGTTTGAGCATGCCATGACCGAGTCAACCGCTATCATGATGGGGCTGAACAAACAGCTTCAGGATGAAATGGCGCAGACGGCTCGGGAGCTTGGGACAAAGGGGATCCAGTCGGCCACAGAGCTTGCCGAGGCGTATTTCTTTCTTGCATCAGCGGGACTGGATGCGAGGCAGAGCATGGCGGCGTTGCCGATGGTGCAAAAATTCGCCACTGCCGGGGCGTTTAATTTGTCGAAGGCGACGGACCTTTTGACGGACGCGCAGAGTGCGCTTGGCCTGACGGTCAAGGACGCGACACAGAACATGGAGAACATGGGACGGATCGCGGACGTTCTGGTGAAGGCGAACACGCTGGCGAATGCGTCTGTTGAGCAGTTCAGCATATCTCTGACGACGAAGTCCGCCGCGGCATTGCGATTGCTGAACAAGGATATAGAGGAAGGGGTCGCCGTGTTGGCGGCGTTCGCGGATCAGGGCATCAAGGCACAGGATGCCGGAACACAGTTGTCGATTGTTCTGCGGGATTTCAGCGTGTACGATTCCGAAGGGAATATGCGGAACATGGCCGACATCATCGGCAATTTGGAGATGGTGTTTGCCGGGATGAGTGACGAGGCACTGCGAACGTCGTTGATGCTGCTAGGCCTCAATGACCGGAGCATTCAGGCGACAGCTTCATTGTTTGGGATGAGCGACAAGATCCGGACGTACGAGCGGGAGCTGCGCAATGCAGGCGGGACGACGGAAACAGTCGCCAACAAGCAATTGCAGAGCTTCAAACAGACCAATTTTTGAAGGCTGGGGAAAGCACCGAAGAGTTCCGAAAGAAGAGCGAGTTGCTTTCCGACACTCTCGTTACTGGCGTGTTGCATTCGGTCGGTGCGGTTTCTGATGCCGTGTACGGGTGGATTGGAATATCCAAGACAGCCACCTATTCATTGTTGTGGATGGCCACGCAGGTAAGCGAGGCATTTGATTTTCTAGCAAACTCAATTGCGGTGGTGATAAAGGGGATTGAAGTCGGGTTTAAGACGGTGCGAATTCCCATCGAGCAAGCCATGTCGGGCATTCTAAAGTCTATACAGGTCGCCGTAAACGGTGCCATAAAAAGCCTGAATTGGCTGATAGACCAAGCAAACCGGATACCGGGGATAAAGGTTGAGCGAATCATGCCGATGGATTTCGCGGAGGGAAGCAAGGAGTACCTTGCAGATTTGAGGGCGGAGCTGGAAACCGCACAGGACGAGCTGCGGGCGCTATGGCATGCAGGGCTTTCCGAGGACACGCTGATCTTGCAGGAATCGCTTGCGGCGGTTGGCAAGGAACTGGAGGACATGGCCGAGAAGGGAAAGCCGAGCGAACGCCTGCTGGAAAAATATGTGGAGCTTGCGGCGCAGTTTCGCAGCGAGTTGGACAAGGCGACGAAGACGGATGCGCTTGCTGCATTCAGCGAAATTTTCGGCAAAGGGATGAATAGCGGAGTTTCTTTGGTTGACCAGAAGCAGTGGGCCGGGGGGAACGTGTTGGCCGGGGCAGGGCGGTTTCGGAACTTTGATTTGGAATTTGGCGAGGCAGCTGGGCTGTCGCATGCGGAAATACGGGCGGAGGCACAGAAGCAAAGCCGCGCTCTGATGGTGCAGAAGCAGTTGGACGCGATCAACAGTGTCGGGGTGGAGTTTCAGGCACCTAGCAGGGAAATTGAGGCATTTGGATTCGGAGAGGATAGGCGGGGATGGCAGGAGTACGAAAGGGCGGCAGCAAGCATTGATGCCTTTTCCTTCCCGAAGCAGGAGCCGATGGCACGGAGGGAGTTTGGCAGGCTCGGCGCATTTGGTGGGGTCAATGAGCTGGAGAAGCAGGGGACTGATTATGGCAAGATGCAGGGTCAGGTTGTTTTGGAGCAAATGGCGGAGTTGGAAACGGCGTATGCGGCGGCACAAGCGGCGGCGAGCGGGCATTACGAACATCTGCTGCAAATCAGCGAAGAGTTTCACCGCCAGAACCGGGAACTGGAAGAAGAGTGGAACGAATCCCTGAAATTGTTCCATACCGAATCGGATGCGGAGGCGATAGCGGAACGGTTACGGGTGATGGAAGATTACTACGATCGGCTTGAATCTGCGGCTGAGGGGAACGCTGAAAGAATTCTGGAAATCGAGGCGGCGCGGGAACGGGCACGACGAGAGCTGATTGAGGAGAGCACGATCCTCGCCCTAACGACCGTGGCTGGCGGGATGAACCAGATGCTTGCGGTGATGCAGCAGGCAGGGATGGAGCAAAAGGGGATCTACAAGGCGATGTTTGCCGTGACGAAGGCGGCGGCGATAGCAGTCAGCATTGTCGAGCTAAAAAAGGCGATTATTACTGCAAAGGGTAGCCTGCCTTTTCCGGCGAATCTGGTCGCTGCGGCGCAGGTTGCTGCGGCTGGGGCGGGATTGATTGCCAATATAATGTCGGCTGCGTTGTCTTTTGAGGGCGGCGGAAAAACGCCGGATGGGGCGCGTACCGGAGGGGTTGATGGCAGGGGCGGATTTTATGCGATCCTCCACCCGCAGGAAGAGGTAATCGACCATTACAAACGGCGTACCGCGCCTAGTTTCGAGGGTGGCGGCTTTGTCGGGGCAAATGGGCTGATAAGCCGCTCGGTGGACAACGAACGGCCAGCGGGGGGCTTGAACATAAATATCCAGAACAATGCGCCTGTGAAGGTGGAGGCCCGACGCAGCACGGCAGGGGACGTTGAAGTTCTCATCAACCAGCTCGATCAGCGTTTTGCGGACAATGTTATGAGCGGCAGGGGAGCATTGCCGCGAGCTTTTGAACGGGCATATGCCGGGGCGAGGAGGGCGCAGTGATGGAACGCTGGCCGAACAGTCTGCCGTTGCCGCGCAAAGGGAATGTGGTAGTTCCTGTTACGCGGGTGATTCGCTCGCAAATGGAGTCCGGGCGGAGCTACCAGAGACGGGTAACTGAATCCAAGTTTGCGGAAACAACCGTGGAATTCGTGATGAGTGAGGCGCAACTCCGGTTGTTGCAAAACTGGATTGCCGAGGCAATCAACGACGGGCTGGACTGGTTTGAGATGGATTTGGATATGGACGGTATTATTCGGCTGCATACGGTTCGCATGTTGGCAGGGGAGTACCAGTTTCGCAATGGGGATGGATCGGTGGAAGTCAGGATTCCGCTGGAGATCGACAACAATTAACGGGGAGCTAAATGCCAGAAATTACCAACATAAAAATAGATGCGGATGCCGCTTTCCGTAGATGGGATCTGGCGGATGTGCGCACCCGCGAGCGGCTGTTTTTCTACACTGGCACGACATTGGTGGTGGAGGTGACCTGTTTGCTGAACAAGGCAGTTGGAGATTTGTCGGACATTTCCACCCTGCATTTTGAAATCAAGGCGGAGGGTGCCGCGAGTGCTGATCCGGCGCTTGTGCAAGAGATTCTGGCGGATACGGATGTTGCGACAGGGCTGACTCAGCAGCAATGGGTGGATGGCAGTGTGCATGCGACCTTTGAAATTCCGGCAGACGAAACGGAGTTGGCAGCGGGCAAGAAGAAGGTAGTTATTTGGTCCACACATGCGGGCGGGGAGATTATCACTTGGTTGAGCGGGGAGATCCTTGCGGTTGATGATGGCGGGGGTGTTGCTGGCGATCCGCCTGCCCCAGTGAACCAGTATTATACCTCTGCGACGAGTGACGTGAGGTTTGCCCGAGCAAATCTGACGAATGTGCCGGATGGGGCGGTTCTGATGCGGCATTTGGAGGATGCGATCCATTCGATGGCACGGATGGATTTGGATCCGCACAAGTTTGTGGCGGTGTGGGATCCGGGAACCAATGACCCGGTAATTCAGGCGGCTTCCGGAAATACCAATGAGTGGTATTATGTAGGCGCGGCGGGAACGGCGAGCGGGACAAATGCTGATGGTACATACACGCTCGGAGACATTTTGATTTCCGATGGCACCGATTACTCTGTTGTGAAAGCGCCGCCCGCGAACATTCCTGATGGATATATTGGATTGGCGAAGTTGGCGGAGGCGGTACAGGACCGCCTAACCAAAGTCCACACATACGACCAGAGCGATTTGGACAACCTGATTTCGGCGGAAACGCCTTTTGACGAATGGAGTCCCCCGGCATTAAACGGGCATGTCGTTGTTGTCAACGAGGATGCTGAGGGGAATCCCTTGGCGCATAGCCAATGGATGATTTGGGTGGTATATGATCAGACGCTGGCACCGCAAGCAGGTGGGTATATCGACATCGGACCCGGCAACATACGAATCGCCGACAATGCGATAACGACAGATAAGATCATAGACGAGGCGGTGACGGAAGCGAAGTTGGCTGCGGGGGTGAAGGCCAAGCTTGATGCCGTCAAGGTGCACGAAACACAGCAGGAACTGTGGGACGGATTCGGGTCCGGGGAGACATTTGCGAGCAACGCTGGCATCGGGGAGATCCGGGAGGGGGAAATTGTCGCAATCACTTTTGATGCGGAACGGGAGTATGGGCCGAGCGAGATTTTGTCATTCCTAATTACGAATGCGAGCGGTTCGCCGGACACGGGCGGTTTCATCAATCTTGCTGGTCTGGTGACGTTGAATTTGACCTTGCAGCAAATGGAAATATCCGAAGAAGACTTGGACGATCCGGAGGGGGCATTGGTCGCGGAACCCAACACGCTTATCACGGACATTTACGGGCGGCTTTGGCGCAAGGCAACAGGGTCCGGCAGTACGGGTTGGGTGTTGGTGCTTGAAGACGATGACCTTGTGCTAGATGGAGGCACTTTCTAACATGTCATGGGACCGCATAGAGTCTTACATTGCGTTTGACCGGCTACCGCTATTGCGGAGGTCAGCTAAGGCGTGGGACGGTGGTGAGTTTATTGGGCTTTTCGGCATAATCGACATTACGCCAGTTACTAGGATTATAGGAGAACCGGACGTTGATTATGTAACGAGTTACGACCGCATAAATAAGATCGAATCGGGCGCTTCCAGCGTAACGGACTATCAGTTAAGCGTTGATTGGGACACGGGTTTAACCGAAACACATGAGGTATCATGGTCATCCAGCAACGAGTCTGTTGCCACCGTTACCGATGATGGGTTTGTTTCATGGGTTTCCGATGGGGATGTCGTCATAACAGCAACCTCCCGCGATTTGGTGCTGAAAACACCATTGACCATGCAGACCAGCACGGACGCAGCCGTAACGCTTGTTGACTTTGTTGAGGGATCACTTGCTGAATATCTGCGCGACTCTGTTTTGAACAGGATAGCTGGCATAACGCCAGACGAGTCAAAGGACATGTTTATATCTTTCCCGGCAAACAGCAATTACGATGGGAGCGTTGTAACCGGGTATTCGGGTCCGATTACGGAATACCATGAAGAGGCACAGGGCGAGGACGACGAATGGATCCGCAACCCGGACTGCTGGTTGGACGGCATAGACACATCTTCCGTCTGTGTCGGATACGAACCACCAGACAGGACCGGGTGGAGGCGTTTTCCCACTGGCACGATGGTAACTCCGCAACATTTCCTAAGCTGTGAACATAGCAGTTTTTATCCTAGAGCGGGCGGCAGGATGGCCTTTCTTTCCGCTACAGGTGTGCTTGAGGTGCGCACGGTCCTCAGCACAAAGGTTGTGTCACCGTGGAAAAACGGGGGTCTGGATATTGCGGCTGGCATACTTTCGGAACCGCTTGTTCATTGCGCCTTCGCCAAGGTGCTTCCCGAAGATTTTCTTGATTACGGGACTGGCAACCCGCTACCCCCGCATTACGCATCGAGTGGTTTCCATGGTATTCCGTTAGTGGTGATAGACCAACAAAGACACGCGCAGATTTATCCATGCTTTTATATTGCCAGAGAGGTGAACGGCAAACCCGTAAAAAGTGTGGTCGTACACTGGGGCGCAAATGAAGAGACTAGGATATGGGTGCCTGGGTTTATGACGGATGCATTGGCGTGGATTGACACTGCTGAGTGGAACAGGGTATGGCCGTATTCCGGGATAGAATTATACGATTCTGGAACGCCTACGTTTGTTTTATCCGGGGATGACCTTGTTTTGCTGGGGAACCGTACAAGCACAGCATCAACCAACGGGGTTTATGGGTTTTACCAGCAGTTGATAAACGGTGTGCTTGCTGACCTGTCAGACACCCATGGGCAAACAGTCTATACATTAACCGAGGCTGATTTCAGTGATTGGCCAAAATACATACAAGCATGAGCAGAGTAAACTTAATTAGGGCACGCAACGGGACAAGGGAACAACTTCTTTCTTCAACCGGAGATTGGGAGCTTGGAGAGATTGGTTTCATAAATGATGCGGGCGGGCAGGCGTTTATTGTGGCGAACGCAACGGGGTCACGGGACGAAATTTCGTTTTCCGAGTTTCAGAGAGTGGTTCCGGTTGGCGTCACAACTGAACCGCTTA